GGTACATCGGCCAGCGTCATAAATCCCAGCGCCTGCTGGTGCTTGCGGAAGTCGTACAGCTCCGCATTGACCTCTGAAATCGCAGACCGGATGAGTTGTCCGAGACGGGGTGACGTCACCGTGCCATCCGTACGCATCACGCTGCGAAACTCTGATAAATCAACATCGGGCCAGAACGGCGTATTTTTGATAATTTCCGCCTGTTCCGGCGCCTGCTCAGGCGCAACAAACTTCATGCGGGCTTTCTCCTGAAATAGTGGGCGGTGGACGGGGTTTTGATGTGGCAGTGCCTTTCGGCCACCCCGTGCCGCCCGTGCGCGGGGCACGTTCGTTAGCGGCTGTCATTGCGCAGTCTGCGCTCCAACTGCTGCTTTTCTTTTTTCACGCCACAGCGGGGATCTAGCTGCAACGCATGAGTAAGGTGATTCAGGGCAGATGCCGGGTTGCTTTCGCTCAGTACAGCACCGATGGCTTTATGCAGGCGCGCCCGCGACTGGTCCGGCATATCCAGATCGGTTGTCAGGTCCAGCGTCTGCAAAAGCAAATCGGCATCAAAACCGGCAGCGGCAAGCAGAGCGCTTTGCGCCGCGTCTGCCATTTCTTCTGCCAGCACGGTCTGCACGTTACGGTTGCCCAGCGGCATCACCCAGCCATGGCGCAGCGCATGACGCCCGATTTCCAGCGCACCGGCATAATCACCGGCATCGATACGCCACAGCATCACGTACATCAGCACGTCATCCTGCTGCGCACCTCCGGCAGCCAGCACGCCCTCCGCCCAGGCGGAATATTTCGGCAGCAGTTCCACCTTGATTTCCGCCTTTTTCACCGTGGACTGGACGCCCTTGAGGCGTCGGCGGTCTTCTGCCAGTTGCAGCAGCATCAGGTCATAGCCCGACGCATGGCGAACACTGCCGCCCTCACGGGCGGCCTGTTCGGCCTGAATGCGCAGGCGGTGCTGCCGTGCGGGACTCAGGCTCATGCGTTATTCCCCACCTTCCGGTGCGGCAGGCGCGCTGAAATCACCGATCTCGATGTTTTCAACCAGCGCCGCGCAGCGGTAGTCCTCGACCACATACGCCTCGTTGACGGATTCAAAGTTTTCAATCCGGTCACGTTTCGGGTTGTCGATAACAGAACGGCGGCGGGTGTCTTCCTGCCAGTAGATTGACAGGTTATCCAGACGGGTGATCAGCAGGGCATTTGCCGGGAAGAAAGGCGCACGCACAGCCTGCAGGCCGCCCATGCGTTTCTGGCTGATGATCAGATCGGCGGCGATTTTCTCGCTGTTATCCTGCTCCTTGTTGACCAGCGGGAAATACTTGTCAGACAGCAGTTCACGACCACAGACAACAACCAGCTCGTCATCATCCTGATACTCCACATCGATCAGCTCGTTGACGGTATCCATCACCACCGCGTCAAGATTTAGATACTTACCCCCCTGACCTACTTTTACCGGTTCCGCAGTAGTGGTGCCGTCTTCTGCAGTTTTGCTGCCCATGACGTGATCCGGCGCGTCTTCGCGGATTTTCTGCAGCCAGCCCTTATTGACATCCTGCAACAGCGGGTTTTCAGCACGGTTGGAGGTTTTGGCACGCTTCACACCGTTAAAGCCGATCATGATGCGGTCCAGCGCCTGACGCTTGACGATGGCGTTGCGGATACGCACCTGGAAGTCCTGGAATTTCGCCCACAGGTCCAGTTTTGCGTAGGTCAGCACCGTATCAAAGTTGGTCTGCTCGCATTTGTATTCCACGTCTTCCATCAGCGTCGGATCGGTAGGCTCGCGCTCTTTGGTGGTGGTATCGGTGGTTCCGGCAATGGTGCTGCCAACGCCCAGCCCCAGCAGCTGCCCGGACTGCTCAGTGACCGGCGTGATGTTAATCAGCGTCAGGAAAGCCGCGGACTGCTGGATCTGGTCTTCCAGCGTCTGCTGCACGGACGGCTCTACGGTGAACTTACTGGAGAGTTCTTCAATCTCCACACCGTTCAGGCGTGCCAGCTGCTGCAGGTAAGCGTTAAAGGCAAAGCGGGTTTTCTTTTTCATCGGGTTTTATGCTCCATCAGCAATTGGTCAGGGTGCCTGCCGGTGCGTCACCGCCCGGCGCGCGCTGGCGGTAATCCTTGCGACTGTCTTCGCTGCTAAGCTTTTGCTCAAGCCCGGCAAAGGCGGCCTGCTGCTCCTGCAGGGAGGACTCCAGCGCAGAAAGGCGCTGGTCCTGATCAGACAGGGATTTGTCAGTGCGCTCACTCAGGTTCTGCTGCTCAGTAGCGACCAGCTCCACGGCTTTATGCACATCAGAGAAGCGCGCATCGTCGGTCTGCTCTTTTTTGGTGAACAGCGCGGTGACGCGGGCAAAGAGGGACGGCTTTTCGTCCTGAGCTTCTTCCAGTTCGATCAGCGTTTCAGTGGCTTCCGAAAACAGGTTTTCAGGGTTCTGCTTACGGTTTGCCAGCGGGTTATGCGCGGCGCTGGCGCTGAATGCCAGCATTTCAGTACCCAGACTCGCCGGATCGTCGGTCGCACCCAGCCCCACAAGGTAGGCTTTGCCGGTGTCGGCAAACTTCGTGCTGACCTCCATGGAGGTGAAAAGCTTCTGGCCCTTTTTCACCAGTTCCACCAGGGCGTCCGTGGGTTCGACATCAGCATAAAGCGCCATCCTGCCCGCAAGCGGCCCATCCTGGATTTCTTCTGCTACCAGCCCCGTCACCCTGCCATAGCGGTTAAACGTGCTGTCCGGCAGATAAGACTTGATGTGCTCAAGGTTAATCAGCGCGGTATAGACCGTCGGGTTGTAGCTGGCAGCCATCTGTTCCAGCCATTCACGCTGGATCTCGCGTCCGTCAGTGGTGGCACCTTCCACCCCGATACGAAAACGCTTTGCTTTCACTGTCATGAGCCGTGCTCCGTTAGAAAACTTACTGGAGCCTTATGGTTGCGGTGATGGGGGGCGTGAGACAACGCGCTGTATTTGTACGATAAACCACACAAACCGCAGCCGGGGAAAGCAGCCTGTCAAGGCCGTAGGCTTGTGCCATGAACACGACACTGACCCCCGCAGACCTCGATCCCCGTAGGCAGGCCATGCTGCTGTACTTTCAGGGATACCGCGTAGCCCGCATTGCTGAAATGCTGGGTGAAAAAGTTGCAACCGTTCACAGCTGGAAAAAACGCGACAAGTGGGGCGACTATGGACCGCTGGATCAGATGCAGCTCACCACCGCCGCACGTTACTGCCAGCTCATCATGAAGGAGCAGAAAGAAGGGAAAGACTTCAAGGAAATTGACCTGCTGGCGCGCCAGTCAGAGCGCCACGCCCGGATCGGCAAATTTAACGACGGCGGGAACGAAGCTGATTTAAACCCGAAAGTTGCCAACCGAAACAAAGGCCCGCGCAAGCAGCCGGAAAAGAACCTGTTTACCGACGATCAGATCGAAAAGCTGCAGGAGATTTTCCACCATTCTATGTTTGCTTACCAGCGCCACTGGTGGGAAGCAGGCAACCGCCACCGTATCCGCAATTTGCTCAAGTCGCGCCAGATCGGGGCGACCTTCTTTTTTGCCCGCGAAGCGCTGATTGATGCCATCACCACCGGGCGCAACCAGATTTTCCTTTCCGCCAGTAAGGCGCAGGCGCACGTCTTTAAGCAGTACATCATCGACTTTGCCAAAGAGGTGGATGTGGAGCTGAAAGGCGACCCGATGACGCTCAGCAACGGGGCGTGCCTGTACTTCCTCGGCACCAACGCCCGCACGGCGCAGAGCTATCACGGCAACCTGTACCTTGATGAATATTTCTGGATACCGAAATTCCAGGAACTGCGCAAGGTGGCCTCCGGTATGGCCATCCACAAGAAATGGCGACAAACCTACTTTTCCACGCCATCGAGCCTGACCCACAGCGCTTATCCGTTCTGGTCCGGCGCGCTGTTCAACCGGGGCCGCGCAAAGGCCGACAAGGTAGATATTGACCTGACCCACAACAACCTTGCGCGCGGCGTGCTCTGCCCGGACGGGCAGTACCGCCAGATCGTCACCGTGGAGGATGCGGTGCGCGGCGGCTGTAATCTGTTCGACCTCGACCAGCTGCGTATGGAGTACAGCCCGGACGAGTACCAGAACCTGCTGATGTGTGAATTTATTGACGATCTGGCGTCAGTATTCCCGCTCAGCGAGCTGCAGGCGTGCATGGTGGACAGCTGGGAAGTCTGGGCCGATTTTCAGGCGCTGGCGCTGCGCCCGTTTGGCTGGCGCGAAGTCTGGATCGGATACGACCCGGCGAAAGGTACGCAGAACGGTGACAGCGCAGGCTGCGTGGTTATAGCACCGCCAACTGTACCGGGCGGGAAGTTCCGCATTCTTGAGCGGCACCAGTGGCGCGGGATGGACTTCCGCGCGCAGGCGGACGCTATCAAAAAACTGACGCAGCAATACAACGTGACCTATATCGGCATTGACTCGACCGGCGTCGGGCACGGTGTTTATGAGAACGTGAAAGCGTTCTTTCCTGCCGTGCGGGAGTTTGTCTACAACCCCAACGTCAAAAACGCCCTGGTGCTCAAGGCATACGACATTATCAGCCACCGGCGTCTGGAGTTCGACGCCGGGCATACCGACATTGCGCAGTCCTTTATGGCTATCCGCCGGGCCACCACCGCCAGCGGCAACCGCCCAACCTACGAAGCGAGCCGCAGCGAAGAAGCCAGCCACGCAGATTTGGCATGGGCAACGATGCACGCACTGTTTAACGAACCGCTGCAGGGCGAATCCGCCAATACCAGTAACATCGTGGAGATTTTTTAATGAGTGAACAAAACGAGGCCGCCAGTCTGGGAACAATTGAACCTGAGAAACTGCCGAACAAAGCGGCGACGGCAGAGGCATTCAGTTTTGGCGATCCGATCCCGGTGTTAGACCGCCGTGAGCTGCTGGATTATGTGGAGTGCGTGCAGATGGATCGCTGGTATGAGCCGCCGGTCAGCTTTGACGGGCTGGCGCGAACCTATCGCGCCGCTGTACATCACAGCTCACCGATTGCCGTTAAGCGCAACATTCTGACCAGTACGTTTATCCCGCATCCGTTGCTCAGCCAGCAGGCATTCAGCCGCTTTGTGCAGGACTATCTGGTGTTTGGTAACGCTTATCTGGAAAAGCGCACCAACCGCCTCGGCGGTATTCTGTCGCTGGAGCCGTCCTTGGCGAAGTACACCCGCCGTGGTCTGGATCTGGATACCTACTGGTTTGTGCAGTACGGCATGACAACCCAGCCGTATGAGTTCACCAAAGGCAGCATTTTTCACCTGATGGAGCCGGATTTAAACCAGGAGATTTATGGTCTGCCGGAATATCTGTCCGCTATTCCTTCCGCCCTGCTAAATGAATCCGCCACGCTGTTCCGCCGTAAGTATTACATCAATGGCAGCCATGCTGGCTTCATCATGTACATGACCGACGCCGCGCAGAATCAGGAGGATGTGAACAATATCCGCCAGGCAATGAAAAGCGCCAAAGGGCCGGGCAACTTCCGCAACCTGTTTATGTACTCTCCCAACGGCAAGAAGGACGGGATTCAGATCATCCCACTGTCAGAGGTGGCGGCAAAAGATGAGTTTTTGAACATTAAGAATGCAAGCCGGGATGACATGATGGCAGCACACCGCGTTCCGCCGCAGATGATGGGGATTATGCCGAGTAATGTTGGGGGGTTTGGGGACGTGGAGAAGGCGAGTATGGTATTTGTACGCAATGAGTTGCTACCATTACAAAAGCGACTTGAAGAAATCAATGAATGGTTAGGTGAACCCGTAATCGTATTTAACGAATATTTACTTAAGTAAACTTGATGAGGAGCCGCTAATGCGGCTCAACAACTAATCAGGAATTCCTTTTCTACTAGGATTAACCAACCATTCCTTTACGCCACCAATGAAATCCCATACATCTCCTTTTGATGGTTTTACATATGATTCATGTGATGGGTCATCTCCCATTTTTTCGAAAATACTTGTCAACCATGAATATTTAGCCCTATTAATCTCCAAATTAGACAACCAAGATTCAATTTCTCCACTAGGAACGATAAAAACGCCATATTCAGATAGGTTATTAAAAAACTCTAGACAAGCAGTTTTATTCGGACCATCTAAAAGAGCTACGCCACCATGAGTTTTCATATCCTTGCCTGTTGCTTTAAAAATTTCTAAGAAGGCTTGACGCTCAGCCCCCAAAGGAGCATGTTTCACCTCAGGGAAAAACGCTCCATTCATTGGTTTCTTCCATACTGCACCCCCTTCTTTTAATATATCAATATCGACCACCCCAACACTAGGAATCCCAAGTTCGCGTAACGGTTTAACAATATCCCAAACCGTTTGCTTATTTTGAGCATTAAGGAAGAGGCATCCTTCAATCCCACGAGAATCACCAGCAGCCAGTAACCGCTCGTTAACTTCTTGATAAAATGCTCTATCGGCATCAGCTTCGGTGACTACAACAAAATTATAGAAAAGTGCATTCAACACACCAATTGATCTTAATAAAGGGTTTCGCATTAAAGGAGTCAATTGCTCTTTTGTCAGTAATCTTGAGGTCCCATTTTTTCCATCATAAGTCAGCCTGACTATGTTTAATGGTACATTACCTTGGACACACCCCATTAAAAAATTAGCACTGTGAGTAGAAATAAAAACATTTTTATTAGACTGCGCACAAATTTTAGATATTTCCTTACCTAATTTTGAGCATAATGAAGGGTGTAAAAATGCCTCAGGCTCATCAATTAAAGTTACTTTTGGTGTTCCAGCGATTAACGATATCATCATACCGACAAAAGCATTTACTCCATCACTTGCATCAATTATCGGGACTGCTTTTGAGTGGAATTTAACAGACTCTTCATCCCAACCTCGTTCCTCTCCATCATATTGAGGAGGCACATCAGAGAGCCTAACCCTCAAATGCCCAATATTTGTAGGATCAATTACAAAATATTTATTAAAAGCCTCAAAAATAATACGCCTTAGTTCTTTTCTTTCTTTGTCATTTTTAAATAAATAAGATAGATTATTTGATGGCGGTAATTGTAAGTCACCTGAACTTTGCTCACGTGTTAATGACAGTCTACTTCTACCATCTAGACGCAATGTAAACAATGAATAATATTGACTGAGATAATCCCTTCTTTGCACATTAGGATTTTCAAATTCACCAAGCATCCCAGGGATATGTATTTGGACTCTAGAAACACCTTCTCCTTGGATGTTTAAACGTTCTATTAACATATGTTCTGGATAAACAGTTTCATTTATACCTGGCTCAACTTCTAATAACTTTAATTCTGCCAACGCGTTATTTCTATCAACAGGCTTAATTATAACCTTACTGACCACATCTCCTTTAGTAATAACAGATGATCTTAATTGATTCTCTATATCAATAAGCGCGCGTGATTTACCACTATTATTAGGGCCAACAAAAATAGTTAGAGGGGTCAAATCAACAGATAGTGACTCCACTGAAGTCAAATTGCTTCCTGCATTGAATATCACTTTCTCAAGCATATTATCTCCTTAGTTTAATTTTTTTCATCATACAACGATACATAACTTACGCAAGTTAGCTATAACGGTAAAAAATTTAATACTGCTACGAGATGTTGCGCGCGCTCGTATCCCCGCCACGCCTGCCCGCTTTGTGTAGCGGTTTTCATGCAGGTGCATGACGGGCCGGAAAGCGCGCCAGTTCTGGCGGCCCCGACCCGTTGCGATCCTTTTTGGATCATGCGAATCCATGCGCCATAGACATGCACTGCCTTATCAAGTCGCTGTATGGGAGGGAGATTCCCATGGTGCAAAATCACTAATGCGTGCTTTCATCTTGCCTTACTCCGTACTCATTCAGCCTGGTAACCAGATCACTCGTCAACTCCGACAGCCAGGAGATCGCCACCTCCTTGTCGTCATCGCTACAATCTGAGCTGGCGACCAGCCGGGCCATAAGTTCTATCCGTTGCAGTGCAAGTGACTCCATGAACAAATCGTTCACAACCCCTCCCATTATTACTGTTTATATATACAGTACATCATATGTAATTAAAGCTGAAATAGTTTTTTATTCAACTAACCCTTTGATTAATAGATAACCTCATTCAAGCCCTCTAATACCACTGCCGCCATTTATCATCCTCTTGCAGCCTCTGATCCCGGTAGAACAACCGCAACCCAGCTCCAGATGGGATGCTGCCACCACGCAAAAGCAAATCCACTTCTGCGTTACTTGCATCAAAACCTCTGGCAGTAAGTTCTGCCTCAAGCTGCAGGCGCTGCTGTTCCGAAATCTCCTGTTTGTATGCTTTTTTCCGCTTCGGTTTTACCAGTCTTAACCTGGCTGTAAGCTCCCGTCGTTCCTTCTGACTCAAGTCGTGGAGATAATCCCCCAGTTCCCTCTCATCCATGGTTTTAATATCGGGTAAATCCCCCCCTGATTTGTTCAGATTCTCAACAGGGGGACAGTTATTGCCACGAGTCCAAGGGGCGCAAGCGCCTTGGTCGGCTGCCGCCTCCTGAACGTCAACGGCCTTACGAACCTTTTTCCACTTCATCGCGTGCGTGCAAATCTTGCCCTCTACAATCGGGGACCAGATGCCATAGATACGGATACCGTGATCGCCGTAGGCGCTCGGTTCGTCGTTAAGCTCATAAGCCGTGCGGACAAGGTGATGTTTGCGGGGAACCAGTACACCGCCCTGCTTCATGATGTAGGAGGCAAAGCAACCCGCATCTGCAGCTGCCAGTACCGCATCCAGGCGCGGATTATCCAGTACCGGTGCACTCGCTTTGCGCTCGCCCTGCACTCTCGCCGCCTGACCAGCCAGCAAGCGCAGCTCGCGGTATGCCTGACGCCCCGGAATACCAAAGAAACGAAATTGCTGGACACGGTGCAGTGACGCCCAGGCGCTGACATGCTCGGCGCTGTCACGCAGTGATCTGCCGGTTTCTTTACTGATTTCTTTAGCCAGCCCGCGCCCGTCGATATTCTTACTGATGTATTTGGCGATGTAGCTGGTCGGCGTGCCCTTGCGCGGGTTGATTAGCTCAGACTTGAAGCGCGGCCCGGTATTGGTGCCCAGCTCCTCGCGGTCTTCACGGATGGCAAACTTACGCAGCAGCGCGGTGATGGAGCGACGGTCTTTTTTGCGCATAAAGCACAGAAGATGCCAGTGCACGGTGCCGTCATGGTGCGGCTCTGCAACGCGGACGCCGTACCAGCGCAGCCCAGCCTTGTGCATGGCCTTGCGGAAAGCGGCGAATGTATCAACCAGATAATCACTGCTCTGCCGGACAGTGGCGCTGGTCCATTTCGGATTAGGTCTGCCATTATTGAGGGTTGCGTGGAAACGTGACGGGCAGGTGATGGTATAGAACACCGCGCAGTCTCCGCGCATTTCCGCGATCAGCTCCAGCCCTTTAACACAGGCCATCATTTCATTACGGCGGTGCGCCGGGTTACTGTTGCTGGCGTTCACCACATCTTCCATGTCCAGCGTGTCACCGTCTTCGTTGACCAGCTCATGTGAGCGGAAGAACTCCAGCGATTTGCGGCGCTGCTCGCGTTTGTGGATCACGGCTTCATAGCTGACATACGGGGATGCTTTTTTGTTTACCAGGCAGACAGCGCGCAGTTGTTCCTCCCGCCACTCGCAGCGCATCTGCCACAATTTGCGATACCACCAGTCCGCGCACAGCATACGCGCCAGCGACGGTGGGATCAGTTCATAGGGCACCGGCTTGCGGCGGCGCTTTTTGCGGCGTAACTGCTCAAAGGCAGGCGGGATGACCTCAAGGCGCATCGCCTCTGCGGCAACCCTTTCCCATGCCTGGCGGATTTCTTCTGGTTTAACATCATCGCTGACAAACAGATCACCGCAGGCCGCATCAAGACACATGCTCATATGTGCCGCAACCAGTGTGGAAAGGCGCTTAACCTGATCCTGATTCATTTCAGGCAGTACCAGCAGCCCCTCCAGCCCGTCTTGGCTCGCCATGAACCGAAACGAGGCGGACATTTGGCAGCCCCGCACGCATTCCAGCCGCTCAATACACGGCCTGATAGTTTCGCGCAGATAGCGGGAATACGCTTTCGGACGTCCCAGGGTATTGAAGTATTTAATTCGCTCCAGCAAAGGCTTGCTGATATGGGCAGGCATAGCGCTTACATCGGAAATAATCACCAAATCGGGATTAACGCGCTGCTGTTCGCGGGCCATTTTGGCATGACTAATCAGCCGATCCTGCTCTATTTCATGCTGGACAGGATCACGGGATTCATTGAAGAAATAACGTTCCCAGACCTCATCGCTCAGCACCTCACGGCGCAGCTGCTCCTGCTCGTTATCCGCAGCGTAAAGAGCGATCAGGTTTGAAAGCGCAGACTCCGGCGCAACTTCCGCCGGGTCCAGATATGGGTTAACCGCTTTTTTTGGGGTATTCCATGGAAAGGCCACGGCGGCCTCGATCGGGCCGCTTTTGTCACTTGTTAATTTTAGCGTCACTTGGAGACTCCAAGGCTCACAAAGCACCACGGGTGTAATGCTTGCCTTTCAACTCTGCAATTTCCTGGCAGGTGACGCAGCACTGCACGCCCGGAATAGCGCGGCGGCGAGCTGACGGGATCGGTGCATCGCAATCAATGCAAAGCACACGGGAAACGCCCGGCGTTCTGTTGCGGGCGGTGTGGATGTGGCGCTGGCGTTCTTCTTCAACGCGCTGCTGTACAAGGTCGATTGAATCAGCCATCAGTGGATCTCCTGCGCTTCGTTCTGAATATTTTCAGCCGCAATACGCAGCAGCTCAGCAGCTTCAACGTGGTTAAGCTGGCGTGACGTGATATGGCAAGCCAGGCTATCAAGACGGGCTGCCATTGCCGCGGCACGTGCCCGGCGTTCTTCCATCCGTGCATCAGTCAGCATCTGGTTAAGGCCTGCATCATCTGGTCCAGTTTTGGTGATTCGGGTTTCAATATTTCGCATTGTTGTTTTTCCTGAATTTGGGCAATAAGATGCCCGGCGGGTTTACGCCTTTAATTTCGGTTGTGGATTAATTCGGCATGGCTAGCCGATTTGGAAATAAACTCACCACTGTACGGAAATGGTTCATTGCTTTAATCAGCTCCCGCTTTTCGTCAGTCGTCAGCTCACTAACATTGACGCTATGACGTTCCGCCGGAATTTTTGCCATAAAGAATATTGCGGCTAGTGCGCGTTTATTCTGCTCATGGTTAATATCCCGTTGGTCCTGCATATCGCTAATAAAGCGCTCCAGTTCTGAATCAATATTTAAGCCAAACACTTTCGCCCTTAATTCCGCGATATGATTTAACCCATTAAGGCGGAGGCCAGCGCTTAGCGGAACAGTCGCAGCATCGCCTTCAATAGCCATGGTTTCCCCTGCTTTTTAGTGGACAGTTCATCCAGCAGCGCATCCTGAGAGCGGCATGGATGCCAGCGCTTACCATCCTTCCCCATAATCCAGCCATGACCGCAGTGCATTCCTGGGCTTTTCTTGACAAGTAGTGATGCAAATGAAGGTTCGTTATTCAGCATAAGTACCTCAAATCAGGCCGAATGAAGCGCCCAAGCCCGTCACGGTATCAACCGCACTTGCCATCGCCGGGCTTGTCTGCAGCCTGGCGTGCATAGAAACAGCCGTCAGCGCCATCAAACGAGTAACAGAGTTGATACTGTCAATAACCTGCCGACGGCTGGCGGTGGTCTGTGGCTCACCAGAAACTGCGCTGGCAGCAACACGCCCGATCTCTGCTGTGGCATTCAGCACGTAATGCGGCATCTTCTCGCTTGCCACTTCGTTCAACGGGACACAAGGTAGGCAGTGAATCTGTGCCAGAAAGCCATCAACCAGAGTTGAGTCCTCTGTGAGATCAGTAAGCAGCCAGATTTCCAGCGCGGTGAGCTGGTGCGGTTGTTCCGGGTTCAGCTTGTTGCGCAGTGTCTGAACATTCATTCCTGCACGCTCTGCCAGCTTTGCCATGTTGTGACGTAAGGCAAAGGCCCTGCAGGCTTCATCAAAGTGCGGATGTTTGGAAACTCGATAGTCAAACATAGCAAGAAACTCCGATGTATCTCAAAATGGAACTAACTAATAGCGACATTGCAATCAGAAAGCGCATCAACCGTCAGCGCGACGATGTTAATCATCACTTTCTCGCGCTTCTTGTCCTTACGCAGACGATGGCGAGGCAAACGACCATCAGCGAGCATGTCGTTAATGGTGTCTACAGGCAGTCCTGTTAGCTCGCTGTAGCGTTCAATTGTGACGTGCGGTGTATTCAGAGTGATTGAAATGTTAGGGGTCATGATGCAACATCTCCTATTGGCTTGTGGTGAGCCGGTAGTAATCGTGACAAGTCCCCAAATGGGAACTAAATTGATACTAGGATCGCATAAGAGATATGTCAACATCAAAGTACCCAAGTGAGATCAAAATAAATCCCAATCATGGTGGCAAGGCTGCGATTGAGCGATTGGTCGAGGCATATGGGTTTACGACACGGCAGGCCCTTGCTGACCACTTAGAAGTGTCAAAAAGCACTTTGGCTAATAGATACATGCGAGATACCTTTCCCGCAGATTGGATAATTCAATGTGCCCTGGAAACAGGCACCTCGCTCAACTGGTTGACTACCGGGCAAGGCCTTAAGCTAAGTTCTCAAACAGCAACCACTGAAGAGCTTGTGAAGTTTCGTCTGACTGCGGGAAAAATGGTTAAAGATGGCTCATATGTTTTTGACGCGTCATTTCTTCCTACCAATCTTTCATCCCCGATTGTTGTTCGTGATGGCCGTACCACATACATCTGTGATCAAAAATTCACGGAAGTGTTAGATGGGCACTGGTTGATCAATATCGATGGGACCTGTTCCGTTAGACTGATTACAAGGCTGCCGAAAGGCATGATTAAAATCTCTACTGCAGAAAATAGTTTTGAGTGTGCATTTGCAGATATAGAAGTCATTGCATGTATAAGAAGCACAACAGTTACATACTGATTCAGTAAAAGGATTTAAAAATGGATTTGTTTCTTGTTGTAGTTTTGCTGTTAGCCATACTCGCCCCCATCCTGGCTGTCATGTTGCTCAAGAAGAGCAAACAACATAAGTTCCAGATCGAGGCACTTAATGATCGTAACATAGCTCTTTCGAATGAATTGAGTGAAAGCCAAGAACATTTAGCGAACGCTATCCGAGAGCACTCAGAGCTTGAAGGAAGAGCTGCTCCTTTGTGGCAATATGAAGAACTGCATAGTGCGGTTCTGGATGCCGAAAAGACGATAAAAACAGCAGACTCGATTGCTAAAAGCACAGTGAATGAAGCACAACTTAAAGCCTCCAGCATCATTTTAGAAGCAAATAACCAAGCCCGACTAACGATAAGTAATGCCAACAACGAAGCAGTTGTGATAACTAAAGATGCTCGCGATGCGCGTTTAAAAGCCAAGGAACGATTGGATAACGCTAATAGTAGGGCCGATGAGCTAATCTCCAATGCTAATGATAATGCAATGAAAATAGTCGCTGATGCAGAGAGCAGAGCAAAAGAAATCGCCGGCTCTGCATATGAAGCGAAAGAATTTGCAGAAACCTACCAAGCTGTAGCCAAGTCAATGAAAAATAAAATTGAGGGGTACGGTGATGAATGGATTGTTCCAAACCGAAGCGTTTTGGACGAATTGGCAGAGAGCTATGAATTTACTGATGCTGGGAAAGAGCTGCAAAAAGCTAGAGAATTAACTAAGTCTCTTATCAAGACAAGCAAAGCGGCAAGCTGCGAGTACGTCGAACCGAACAGACGAAACACCGCAATTAAATTTGTGCTAGATGCTTTTAATGGAAAGGTCGATAGCACGCTTTCAAAAATTAAACATAACAATTATGGTAAATTATCCCAAGAAATAAAAGATGCGTTTGAACTCGTGAATTTTAATGGTTCAGCCTTTAGGTCCGCGAGGATCACCGATATCTACTTACAAGCCCGACTCAACGAGCTTAAATGGGGAGTAGCCGTAAATGAAATTATGCTCGAAGAAAAAGAGGAACAAAGACGAATCAAAGAGCAGTTACGTGAAGAAGAAAAAGCACGTCGCGAGTATGAAAAAGCGATAAAAGAAGCTGAAAAAGAAGAAAAAGCAATTCAACAGGCCATTGATAAAGCAACTAAAGAACTGATGCTCGCAGGTGAAGAACAACGTATAGCCCTCGAACAGAAACTGGCTGAGCTGCAAATTAAATACGAAGAAGCTGAAGCTAAAAACCAACGAGCAATTTCGATGGCGCAGCAAACACGTTCAGGTCACGTATATGTGATCAGTAACATCGGCTCCTTTGGAGAAAATGTTTATAAGATTGGGATGACGCGAAGACTTGAACCGCTTGATCGTGTTCGTGAGCTGGGTGATGCCAGCGTGCCTTTCTCATTCGATGTGCATGCAATGATCTACAGTGAGGATGCCCCATCACTCGAAAATCATCTCCACAAAGTTTTTAACGATAAGCAAGTGAACAAAGTTAACTCACGCAAAGAGTTCTTCAATGTTGGTATAAAAGACATCAAATCTACGATTCAAGAAATGAGTATTGATGCGCATTGGACGATGTTTGCAGAAGCTAAAGAGTATAGAGAGTCGATCGCCATACATAATGAGCGTGAACGGGAAAAGTTATCAAGCAATAAACTAGTAGTTGCTTAACATCAATATTAGTAATATCACCTGACTGTTTCTACTCATAAGCCTCAGTCAGGTTTTTTCACCTAAAAAACGAATTATTTTATGAAAAATCAATCATTAACTTTAATTTATCTAACATTTATCTCCCTCACATCGATTCCATTGAGGCTGCCATTCTCTACCACCTCATAAAAATCAACTTTATTGTTTATGTTTTTTAGCACCAATTCCTTGTAATATTTTTTCCTTTCAGAACTCATCCTTAATCCAAAGATGACTTGACTTAATACCCCAGGAAAGTCAAATAGGCCTGATGTTTCCTCTATATAGCGCCATTCCTTCTCATATTCCCATGCGAGTGTTTTTGTACTTATTGTTGCTCTAAAAGTATCATCTTCAAATGATACTCTTTGAATGTTTGGCACACCACTTCCTGGTGCCATAATTTGCACTTCATTTTTGAATCCACAATTAAATTTAGGTTTTTCTTTTGAGTAAACCACTGGTAAACAATGGCGTGTATTTGCCAATCTGCATTCACCATCTGTACTAAAACCAAAAGTAATTCCTTTATGATTAGCCCCATAATGAGCCCACATCAACTCATTACAACAAGTTTCACTAAGACTAAAAACACCTACTTTCGCAAGGCGCTTGTGCATATCTTTAAATATATTCTGCGGTTTAGAGAGTTCCATTCCATGTTCTGAGTAAAGTGCCCTCATAGCTTTAACTTTACGATCATGGTTCAAGTTTCTAAATCGCTTAAGCCATTGTTTTGTTGCTCTCTCACTTAGAGAGAATAGTGTTTTTGGTGGTTTAAAATCAGGCAGGGGCATCATCACCCCCATTATTTGACCTTGCTCTAATTCACGAATTGTTTTCTCTTCCCAGTCCTTTGGTATTTCTCCTATCCTACATTCCAGTGGATCATTTAAAAAAGCAGGAGAGGAAAGCCAAACTTTATTGTCTGTTATCAATTTTTCTGTATATTCAGAATCATCTCTATATTTATAAAGTATGCTTGGCATTAAATTATTTTTTTCTTTCATTCCCACTAAATCCCTATGTATATAATAAAAATATAATTATTCATAGTTAACGTTTCAGACATCATAAGATGACTTGGACATAAAATAACATATTCATCTAATTCAAACACCTATTTATCAAATGTCATGCTGTTCAAATCTTGAACCTATTAAGATGTATATTCTTTGATTAAACAAACATTGACCACTGTTCAAACACACAGTTAAATTTAACCCTCAGACATGAGGGCTTTTTTATGGCAGTACGAAAACTCGACACAGGAAAATGGATTTGCGAATGCTACCCAACCGGACGTAGTGGACGTCGTGTGCGTAAGCAGTTCTCCACTAAAGGGGAAGCGCTGGCTTTTGAACGCCACACGATGGAAGAGACGGAGGCTAAGCCCTGGCTGGGGGAATCTGTAGACCGTCGGACTTTAAAAGACGTCGTTGAACTCTGGTTCAAACTGCACGGCAAATCCCTGACTGCTGGCGAGCATGTTTACGACAAGCTACTTTTGATGGTCGATGCACTCGGAAACCCCCTCGCTACAGATCTCAGTTCCAAATTGTTCGCGCATTACCGTGATAAACGCCTAACGGGTGAAATTTACTTTAGCGACAAATGGAAGAAAGGTGCCAGCCCGGTAACTATCAACCTTGAGCAAAGCTACCTTAGCGGCGTTTTTAGCGAGCTGGCCCGACTAGGTGAATGGACAGCGCCTAACCCGCTGGAGAACATGCGCAAATTCACCATCGCAGAAAAGGAAATGGCCTGGCTGACGCATGAACAAATTACTGAGCTTTTGTACGACTGCAACCGCCAAAGCCCCCTGCTCGCACTGGTCGTTAAAATCTGTCTGAGCACCGGAGCACGCTGGCGCGAAGCTGTGAACCTCACGCGCTCTCAAGTCACAAAATATCGAATCACTTTCGTCAGGACCAAAGGCAAAAAGAACCGTAGCATTCCGATCAGCAAAGAGCTGTATGAGGAAATAATAGCCCTGGACGGCTTCAAGTTCTTTACCGACTGCTACTTCCAGTTTTTATCTGTGATGGAGAAAACCTCTATAGTGCTTCCACGCGGGCAGCTTACACACGTTCTGCGTCATACGTTCGCAGCACACTTTATGATGTCAGGTGGAAACATCCTTGCCTTGCAGAAAATTCTGGGTCACCACGACATTAAAATGACCATGCGCTATGCTCATCTGGCACCAGACCATCTTGAAACAGCCCTGCGATTCAACCCGTTAGCTACCCTGCCAAGTGGCGACAAAGTGGCGGCAACGGTTGGCAGTACCCCGTAATCGCCACCTTTCCCCACCAAACTAACTCATTGATTATCTTGCAAGTCATTGTTTTCACTAACCCGTTTACATAAATGGGTTTTTTGTTGCCTGAATTTCTCCTCTCCCGTCTTTACCCCCTTCCTCAACCATACTGACTGATGATCGGCATGAAGAGCAGGATCGTGTGGCGCAAGACATTTGTGTCGCCGGGGAGACAACCACTATCGCTCTCAACGATGCTCACCCGGCGATGCGTTTAACCATCCGCAGGATCTCTTCGCGCGTCATCGGCGTCCGGTCAGTCACAAAATGCAACGTCATCCCTTCAATAAAAGCGTCCAGCGCCCGGGCGGTAATAGGATCAAACCACTGCTCAAGCGTTCTCTGACTGGTTTGCATCCAGTCCTGCATCACACTTCTTAGCGTCGGCTTACGATTCATCATCGCGTACAGCTGATACATCAGCTCCATATTATGCGGCGTCGTCACTTCTGAACTGTAAATGAGGGTGGTGATCGATTCGCAGGCCATTTCCGGGCCGGTCACCCCGGCAAAAAAATCACGATATTGCTGCGCCATATCGCACGTAAAACGCGTGAACGCTTCTTCAATCAACGAGTCTATACCCTCGAAGTAATACGTCATGGATCCCAGTGGAACCCCTGCACAGCTGGCGATTTTACGATGCGTTACAGCACTGATCCCATGCTCAGCAATTGTCTCCAGAGTTGCCTGAAGTATCCTTTCCCGACGCTGCGGATCGTTTGGTCGTCTGCTCATAAATTCCCCTTCTGATTTATGTACAAATGTACACAAACTTGCTAGTGTTGTCGCTATTGTTGTACTTTTGGTGCTTCCCTGATGACATTGACTTCCTCCCGCAAAGCCCTGCAACGCCGAACCTGGGCGCTTTTTATGTTCTTCTTTTTGCCCGGCTTGCTGATGGCCTCCTGGGCCACGCGCACGCCCGCCATTCGTGACACGCTTTCGGTCTCGACGGCGGAAATGGGGGCCGTACTGTTTGGTCTCTCGATTGGTTCGATGAGCGGCATCCTTTGTTCGGCCTGGCTGGTGAAACGATTTGGCACTCGAAAGGTGATTCGCACCACCATGTCCTGCGCAATTGTAGGGATGCTGGTGCTAAGCCTGGCGCTTTGGCTCACCTCCCCGGTGTTGTTCGCGCTGGGCTTAGGTGTATTCGGCGCCAGTTTTGGTTCCGCAGAAGTGGCGATCAATATTGAAGGGGCGGCCGTCGAACGTGAGATGAACAAAACCGTTTTGCCGATGATGCACGGTTTTTACAGCTTCGGCACGTTGGCGGGCGCGGGTATCGGGATGGCACTGACAGCCTTCGGCGTCGCGGCAACCACGCATATTGTACTGGCTTCGCTGGTGGCGATTGCGCCGATTTTTATTGCCATCCAGGCCATTCCTGACGGGACGGGCAAAAACGCCAACGACGGTTCTCATCACCAGGAAAAAGGCGTCCCCTTCTGGCGCGATATTCAGTTGCTGCTGATTGGCGTTGTGGTGCTGGCGATGGCCTTTGCTGAAGGGTCCGCCAACGACTGGCTACCGCTGCTGATGGTCGACGGTCACGGGTTTAGCCCGACATCTGGCTCGCTGATTTACGCAGGGTTCACGCTCGGGATGACCGTCGGGCGCTTTACCGGTGGCTGGTTTATTGACCGTTACAGTCGTGTGGCGGTGGTTCGCGCCAGCGCCCTGATGGGCGCGCTCGGTATTGGTCTGATTATTTTCGTCGACAGCGCCTGGGTGGCCGGCGTCTCTGTGATACTGTGGGGCCTGGGCGCATCGCTCGGTTTCCCGTTAACCATTTCTGCGGCCAGCGACACGGGGCCGGATGCACCGACACGCGTTAGCGTCGTGGCAACCACCGGCTATCTCGCCTTTCTCGTTGGCCCTCCGCTGCTCGGCTACCTCGGCGAACACTACGGTTTACGTAGCGCCATGCTGGTGGTGCTGGCGCTGGTGCTGCTGGCCGCCGTTGTCGCCAGAGCCGTCGCCAAACCAAATTCAACTACGCAAACTGCGATGGAGAAGGGATAAATGGGTATTAAGTTAATTGCAGTCGATATGGATGGCACTTTTCTGAGCGATCAAAAGACCTATAATCGCGAACGTTTTCTTGCACAGTATCAGCAGATGAAAACGCAGGGTATTCGTTTTGCGGTCGCCAGCGGCAATCAGTACTACCAGCTCATCTCTTTCTTTCCTGAGATTGCCCATGAGATCTCCTTTGTCGCCGAAAACGGCGGTTGGGTGGTAAGCGAAGGCCAGGATATCTTTAACGGTGATCTGGCGAAATCCGATTTTACCGCCATCGTTGATCACCTGTTAACCCGCGCCGATGTCGAAATCATCGCCTGCGGTAAGAACAGTGCGTATACCCTGAAAGCGTACAACGACGAGATGAAAGCCACCGCCGGCATGTACTATCACCGCCTCGAATTCGTGGATGATTTCAACAATATCAATGACGTGTTTTTCAAATTTGGCCTTAACATCTCAGACGATCGGATCCCGGAAGTTCAGCAAGCCCTGCACGACGCCATTG